TGCAAATTATCCTATTGAGATGTATATTAAGAACATCGATGGATTTGAGGGTGATGGACAATTATTATCTAAGTTTGGTTTAGAGATTCGTGATCAGATAACATTTTCAGTTTCACAAACAAGATTTGCAACTGCAGTAGGAGCATCTGCAGGTATACCTCGCCCAAATGAAGGCGATATTATCTACTTTCCTTTAAATCAGAAAGTATTTGTAGTTAAGTACACTGATCGCAGAGCAATATTCTATCAGTTCGGATCATTACAAACATATGACCTTACGTGTGAAGTATTTGAATATAGCAGCGAAAGATTAAATACTGGTTTAGCTGCAGTTGATAATATTGAGAGAGATTACTCTCTTGCTACAACTACATATGCGTTACTCACTAATGATAGTCTGCAGATTTTGAATTCAGATGGATATCCATTATTGCAGTCAGGATATAATTTCTCCACACAAGCTGGAGATGCATTTGAAGATAATACAGAGATTGAGCTAGAAGCAGATGGATTCATCGACTTCAGTGAGACAGATCCATTTAGTGAAGGAAGTCTATAATGTTTCAAACATATTATAATGGGATACTTAGAAAGTATATCATTCTTTTTGGCACTCTATTTAATGACATCTATATTAATCGTAAAGGTCTAACTACAGATCAAGATTATGTGCAGACAATTAAGATTCCATTGTCTTATGGGCCAAAGGAAAAATTTCTTGCACGAGTAGATTCAGATCCCACATTTGCTCGTCCAACTGCTATCGTTCTACCTCGAATGTCGTTTGAGATAGTTGATATCTCTTATTCACCAGATCGTAAATTACCGAAGATCAATAAGATAGTTGCGACAAATGCAGATGATCCAACGAAGTTAAATTTTACATACATGCCAGTTCCGTATGATATTAATATAGAGCTGAGTGTCATGACAAAGAACGCCGATGATGGCACTCAGATCATTGAGCAGATTCTTCCATATTTTACTCCTGAATTTACTGCAACTATTAATGTTCTACCAGATCTTGGTGTAAAGTTAGATATTCCTATTGTATTAAATAGCGTTAATTATAGTGATACGTATGAAGGTGACTTTATATCTAGAAGAGCTATTATTTGGACAATGAACTTTACTGTTAGAGGTTATCTATTTGGTCCTACAAACAAGAACGGTGGCAAAATAATTAATCTTTCTAACACTGCTATCTATGCAAATACTGTGAACATCACAACTATTGATCCAGATACTCTTGTTAAAGTAACTCCTGGACTTCTTGCAAATGGATCTCCTACTGAAGAAGCAAATCTATCAATAGATAAAGATTTAATAGCAGCAAACAGCGATTTTGGCTTTATTACAGATTTTGCAGGATATAATGAATAATGACAGATATAGATAAATCATTAGGATTGAGAAATATCACTGATGTTGAGATCATTGAGATGGCTCCAGCTAAAAATCCAATTACTCCATATGTTCCACAGACTACAACTGAGGAAGACTTTGATTATGCACGAGCGAATCTTAAAGATGTGATAGATAAAGGCAGTGACGCATTAGAGCAACTTATAGATATTGCAGATCAATCACAACACCCGAGAGCATATGAGGTTATCTCTACACTGATGAATACAATAGTTAGCGCAAATAAAGATCTTTTAGATCTGTCAAAGAAGAAAAAAGATATTATAGCATCCGATAAAAAGGATGGTCCACAGACTATTAATAATAATTTAATATTGACTACAGCAGATCTTCAGAAGATGCTTGCTGCAAATAAGGAATAGAGTGGCGCAGTTTTATAATTCAAATGCTAATTTGAAGGGAGCGAATGTTCCTATTGCTTGGACTGCAGAGCAGGTACAGGAGTACATGAAATGCGCAGAAGATCCTGTTTATTTCATAAATAACTATTGCTATATCGTTACACTTGATCATGGTATTCAGCCATTTAAATTATATGATTGCCAGATAGAGAAGGTTAAAACTATTCATAATAATCGAAAGGTTATTTTGATGGAAGGTCGTCAGCAAGGTAAGACGACAACATCTGCAGCATATATTCTATGGTACACAATATTCCAAGGAAGTAAGACTGTCGCTATTCTTGCGAATAAGTCTTCTGCTGCTCGTGAAGTTCTACATCGTTATCAGTTGATGTATGAATATCTTCCTAAGTGGATGCAGCAAGGTGTAACAACCTGGAATAAAGGTGATATTGAACTAGAGAATGGATCGATCGTATTTACGGCTGCAACATCTGCATCTGGTATTCGTGGTAAATCGGTCAACTTACTGTACGTTGATGAAACTGCTATTATTCCAAATACGATAGCTGAGCAGTTCTTTACTTCTGTTTATCCTACGATCTCTGCGGGTTCTACTACAAAGATCTTATTATCATCTACACCATTAGGATACAATCACTTCTGGAAATTCTGGAATGATGCTGAGCAAGGTCGTAATGACTTCATACCACTGTTTATTCCTTATTGGAAGATTCCTGGTAGAGATGAGAAGTGGGCAGAAGAACAAAGACGTCAACTTGGAGAACTTAAGTTTAATCAGGAAGTTCTATGTAAGTTCCTTGGTTCATCACTTACATTGATTGGTGCAGATCATATTGGTCAGATGTCTGCTGAACAGATCTCCTATAGTATTGATGGTCTAGATGTATATGATGCTCCACAAAAAGGACACTCATATGCATTAGTTGCAGATACAGCAAAAGGAGTTGGTGGAGATTATTCTGCATTCACAGTTATTGATATTACAAAAGCTCCATATAAGATCGTTGCTAAGTATAGAAATAATACAATAAGCCCGATGTTATATCCAAATGTTATTTACAAGATAGGACATACATATAATCAAGCATATGTGTTAATGGAGATTAATTCAAGTGAACAGGTTGCACATATTCTTTATCAGGATCTAGAATATGAAAATATACTTTTTGTAAATAAAAGCACTAAAGGACAAATTATTTCAGGTGGTTTTGGAGGGTCCGGAACTACTGCGTACGGAGTTCAGACCGATAAAAAGGTCAAGCGAGTTGGGTGTCTTACTCTAAAGTCATTGATTGAAGAGAAAAAGCTTTTAATCACTGATGCAGACACAATATCTGAAATTTCTACATTTATTGAGAAAAGAGGAACGTATAAGGCAGATGATGGTTATCATGATGATCTAGTAATGACGCTCGTTCTATTTGCATGGTTAACTACAAATCCATACTTCAAAGAGTTGACTGATGTTAATCTAAGAGAACTAATGTATAAAAAACAGATCCAGGAGATCGAAGAATATATGTCTCCAGTTGGCATATTTGATGATGGAATGCCTGTAGAAGATGGACAGATGGTCAGTAATGAAGAATTTGAGCGAATGCAATGAGAGAATTCAATTGTATAAATAAAGATAACTTGAGCCTATTTACATAAACATTATAATCTAAGGGGGATAACATGCCTTTTCAAGTCAGCCCAGGAGTCAATGTATCGGAAATCGATCTGACTACGGTTGTTCCCGCTGTTTCTAGTACAGAAGGTGCCATTGCTGGCGTTTTCCGTTGGGGACCAATTAATAAATTGGTTCTAATTAGCAGCGAGGATAACTTAGTTAATCGTTTCGGTAAGCCGACAAATTTAAATCCTGAGACATTTTTCACTGCAGCAAGTTTTCTAGCATATGGAAATAAACTATATGTGAGCCGTGCTGCAAACACAGCGGATGCAACGGGTGCTAATGGCGTGTTAACCGCTATGGCAAATACAGGATCTATCAGCTCGAATCTAGTACATCTAGTTTTAAACGAAGATGATTATGAGACCAAAGTTGATTCGTTTGAGTCTGATGTTCATTACGTTGCACGTTTTCCAGGCGAACTAGGAAACTCACTTAAAGTCTCTATCTGCGAAACAAGTTCAGCATATAAGTCTTCAACCAATTTACGTGCAAATACTTCAGCAAACGTAGCTGATTCTAAGATCACATTCACTGTAGGTTCTGCTAATGCAGTTGTTAATATTGCAAACGCAGCTGGTGTATCTGAATCAACAACGAATGCTATCGCTACAACAGTTAAAGCAGGATTGACAGTTGGTGATGTTATTGAAGCAGGTAACTCAACATTCGGTAAGCAGTATCTAAAGATCAAGTCGATGACAACACCGGCCTTTGTTCTTGTTGATGCTTCACCAAATGGAGATGCTTCATTCACAATCACATTTGAAGAAACATTCAATCTATCTGGAAGTTTTGAGTCAAATACGATCAGTCGCCAGTGGGAGTTCTTCGGTAATGTTGATAAGGCACCAGGCCAAACAGATTATGTTGCTAGTTTTGGTAACACTTCTGCGCAAGATGCAATGCACGTCGTTGTCGTTGATGAAGATGGTAAGATCAGCGGTGTTCCAGGAACCGTTCTTGAAGTATATCAAGATGTTTCTCGTGCTACAGATGCTAAGACAGAGCAAGGATCAGCCAACTTCTACAAAGATGTAATTAATCAAAATTCATCATGGGTATGGGTTGGAGCAGCTACAACAACAGGCGCTACTGCAACATCATTGTTAGTTGCTAGTTCAACTGCTACTGCACCATTAACACTATCGTTCATACAAGGTTCAGATGGTGATGATGAAACAGAACTGCCAATTGGTCGTTTGACTGCAGCATATGATAAGTATATCAGTGCAGCAGAAGTCGATATCTCATTGGTATTAACTGGTAAGTCACGTGGAGGCACTAACGGTGAACAGATCGGTAACTATCTAATTGATAATATCGCAGAAGTTCGTAAAGACTGCGTAGTGTTTATATCACCAGATAGAGCTGATGTTGTTACAAATGCTGGTAAAGATGAAGCTGATGATACAGTAACATTCAGAAATTCTCTACGTAGTACATCATATGCTGTCCTAGATTCAGGATATAAGTATATGTATGACAAGTACAACGACGTCTATCGCTATATTCCATTGAATGGTGATACAGCAGGTCTATGTGTACGTACTGATACAGTAAGAGATCCATGGTTCTCACCAGCTGGTTTCAATCGTGGACAGATCAAGAATGTAGTTAAGTTAGCTTATAATCCAGATAAGGCAGCACGCGATATTCTGTATAAAGCTGGAATTAACCCAGTAGTTACATTCCCAGGTCAAGGAACTGTTCTATACGGAGATAAGACTCTATTAGCAAAACCAAGTGCATTCGATCGTATCAACGTGCGTAGACTGTTTATCGTACTTGAGAAAGCAATTGCTACGGCTTCTCAGTTTACACTATTTGAATTCAACGATGAGTTCACAAGAGCACAGTTCAGAAACCTCGTAGAACCGTTCTTAAGAGATGTACAAGGACGCAGAGGTATCTATGACTTCAAAGTCGTTTGTGACGAAACAAACAACACTGGAGAAGTAATTGATAGAAACGAGTTTATTGGAGACATCTACATTAAACCAGCTCGCTCAATCAACTTTATCCAGTTGAATTTCGTCGCTGTTAGAACCGGCGTTGAGTTCTCCGAAATCGTAGGCCAATTCTAATTAAGGAGAACATAAATGGCATTCAACATTAACGAAATTAGAAGTCAGCTTACATTAGGTGGTGCTCGTAACTCACTGTTCCAGGTGACTATTCAGAATCCTGCGAACAGCGTTGCAGATATTAAAGTACCATTTATGGTGCAGACAGCTCAGATCCCAGCTTCATCGCTGGGAACTATCGAAGTTCCATACTTTGGTCGTAAGATCAAACTAGCTGGAGATAGAACATTTGCTGAGTGGACTGTAACTGTAATCAATGATGAAGACTTCTTAATCAGAAACGCGATGGAACAGTGGTCAAACACTATCAATTCGCTACAGGGTAACTTACGTGGATTTGGAGCTGCTTCACCTCTGTTGTATAAAGCACAGGCTCAGGTGATTCAGTATTCAAAAACTGGTCTACCAATCAGAACATATCAATTTAATGGAATCTATCCAGCAGAGATCTCCTCAATTGATTTAGATTGGAATTCGACGGATCAGATTGAAACGTTCCAGGTAACATTCCAGTACGATTGGTGGGAAGTTTCCGGTGGTATTACTGGTAACGCCGGCGGTTCTTAATCTAGGAGGGGGCCCTCGTGGTCCCCTTTTAATCGCAATCTAAGGAAAATATAATATGCAATTATTTGGATTTGAAATCAGACGTAAGACAGATGAGATGGCTGAAGCGCCAGTCTCGTTTACGCCTCAAAAATATGATGATGGTGCGGTAGAAATTTCTCAAGGCGGTGCATATGGAACATATGTTGACCTTGATGGATCAATTAAAACAGAGAGTGAATTAGTATCACGTTATCGTGATATGTCGATGCATCCAGAACTGGAACAAGCTATCGATGATATTACTAATGAAGCTATTGTTACAGATCACGATGAAAAGATCGTGAGTATTGTTTTGGATGATGTTCCAGAATTATCTGAAGCAGTTAAAAAGAAAATTAGAGATGAGTTTGAAGATATTCTATCTCTATTCGAATTCAAAAGCCAAGGTTATGAGTTATTCAGACGTTGGTATATCGATGGTCGTCTTTACTTTCATTTGATCATCGATGAAAAGAATCCAAGAGCAGGTATTCAAGAGATTCGATATATCGATCCTCGTAAGATTCGTAAGATACGAGAAAGCAAGCGTAAGAAGCCAGCAAATGTAGATAAGAACGTTAATATTACTATTCCTGTACTAGCTAATGAATATTATATCTACAATGAAAAGGGTTTTGATAAGCAGAAGAATACATGGTCAGCGCAGCAAGGTATTGGAATGGGTGCGCTGAAGATCGCTAAAGATTCAGTATTACAT